ATAGTCTTGAGGTCCATTTAACTCTCCTTTGAGATAGTAGGGACGAACGTTCTTCTTGTCGAAGAAGTCACCCCCACAACTCTCGCGAAAGCGGTCGTTACCGTAGAAGGATTTCTCCTTATTTAGGCTAAAACCTAGGAATTCAAGAACCGACTCCAGAGGGCGAGCAACATCGTTCCTTACGATGATGTCGTCGCCGAACACAAAGACATCTCTGCCCAACCACCCGGGGTGACCACACTCGCGTGTGATAACAACGGCGATCGCAGCAAAGATAATCGTCTCTAGTTCGAACGTGAAGCCGTTACCCATGCTTGAGAATTTCTCAAGCAGCACCCATTTCCCATCGAGAAGCGTGAACTTGCTTCTTAGGGAGTCAAGCTGGTCGAACCAGTTGGGCGGGAGCAGGATCCTGACAAGGACCTTGCAAAGGGTATCGCTTGCGTTTGAAAGATCGAGCGTGCAAAACTCGCGCGACATAGAGGAGCTTTCGGCGACCAGCCGATGTAGCTCTTGTGCCAAGGCTAAGTTCCAGTGTCCGTTGCGCAAAAGGCGTTTACGGAGCTGCCGTCCGAGGCCGAGCTGATAGAAAACATTAATCGAGGGTTCAACCCCGATCGAGCGATCTGTCAATGCGGTCTTAGGTGCTGTGGCGTAGCGATTGCCACGAACATAGTCTATCTTTCCGTGATGTTGCACTGAAGTAGCGCCCCAGGCGGTCCCTAACCACTGTGGTAGGAATGCCCAAGCATCACGTGTCATAACCGGAACGGACGACATTTTGTCGGGTACAGTGGTTCTCCCGGCCTTGTCAGAAAACGTGGACCCAGGACCAAACCGACCCTCATTTAGAGAATCGGGAGAAGGTCCAATCCAAGAAAGGATGATCTTTTTAACTGACTCTAGGAAAGAGTCAATCACCAGAACACGATCCGAAGAGTCTTTAAACTCAGGGAGGTATCTGGTCAACCTTTCATTGGCACGATAGCACTGAACCTCTCCCTCACGCCATTTTTTGATGGCAGCCGCGCGTTTGTCGATCTTCGTCGGAAGCTTTGGATACTTCTTCAAGAAGGCCGACGCGCAGGCGTCGAGAAAATAGAGTTCAGCTTTATCGTAGTCACGTGGATTGACGGAACTTCGTGCAATCCCATCCCAATCACCTTTCACTAACTTTTCAGCTAGTGAGTCAGCTAAAGGAGTTCCTAAGCTCTTGTAATACTTAAGAGCTATACGCACCAAATCACATGGTAGTGTATCGTCAGACATCGCAGCCTCAGTTGATTATGCGTTAGTTAGGCGCATAGCCAACCGCCATCGAAGACTTGATGAGAGTACTCGCCAGGAGATTGCATGCCTGGTAAATAGCCTCGTTCAGTTCCGTTTGCGGAATGGCCTGAGGAAGAGTTGCGATACCCGTGATGACCACGCGGTCTTTAGAGCTCCAGAGCGTAGTGGTAGAGTCTTGAGTGGCGTACGGCGCAACAAATTCATACTTGTTTTGCCGGGCCGTCTTCGGACCATTCCACTGCGACAGAAGCTTGAAAAGCTTGCGCAGGCCATTTGGGAGTCCAGCCGAAACACCAGTGTCCTGGCGCCAGACTGCCGGGGAGCTCTCACCCCCGCTTGCCGACAATGCATCGTAAATGATGTCTGTCGTACCGTCAAATTTCTTGACGGTGATGCTAGCCATAGTAGGCATAGTGGGCTTTCATGGTCTCAATGACCGTATGAGTTACTTATCCTCGAGGTTTTCTGAGTAAAGAGGGAAATCGCAGTTAGCGATCTCTTCCAGCCCCAGACCTTGAAGGGACGGATCGTGAAAGACGGGGAAGCTATTCCCGTATTTCTTGTCATATCGACACCAAAAATACCGTAACTATAAGCGGTAGGAGGCCAAAAGTTGTTGTATGAAGAATCCAACCACTTAGCCTTCGTTGTGTCGGTAGTGTAAGCCTGCGATAGGCTTAGTCCGAGAAAGTCTGTCATGGAAGACAGGACTTGCTCAAAGTTGAAGAACCAGTCGCCAACAAACGACCAAGGGATCAACTCAAATGCAACAGTGAATGGGTTGACAAGACCCAGACTCGATGCCAAATGGAGATTAGGATTGGTGACAGTTACCAGGCCTCCGAGCTTAATTTGATGAAAACCAAGTTGAGTTCGGTTATTGCCTGCCATACCGCCACCAGTCGCGTCCTTCCATGCAATAGGCACCGTTGCTGACCCCGAAACATAAATGGGGTCAATAGGTCGAGTCAGAACATCGATGGCGTTATATAGGTCCTTAATCAAGGGACTCCATCCAAAGCGGTATTCCAGCCAGTTGTCAGCAACCTTCCGACGCACCTTAGCCCTTTTGGGGACAGGTGTGGAAAGGATTGCAGCAGCATCGCCAAGACGACCCTTTTGGAGCGCGATCGTAAACTGCGTCAGTTGAACTGCGCGGTCATGGATCATTTTCATCGACTGACTCAATTCAGCAAGAGCCACGCCTACGGAGGCTTGACTCTTCATACCATCCTTAAACCGCTCATATGCCTTACTATAGCATTGAGCACGGAGGGTAGGAAACCGATAGTCGGAACTAACCGACCAACTGCCAGCTGTTCTTCCCGGGTAGAAACTCCCAGGGAGTGTTGAGAAATGCCTTAATTTGTAAGGCAGTGGGCGGTCAATAGGCTTAGCCTGTGTATATTTGTTTTTATAAATATACAGAGTCGGCGTACTGAGCACACTGGTCACTGGTCCTACAATGGGCAAAGCCATAAAGTTTCCTTTAAGGGGCGTTGTTAACGCCCGTTCACCGCTGATTAATGCGGCATAGACGCGTATTCTTGCGCCTTCCCCTCACAAGAGGGCTACTCGGCAGCAAGCCGAGAGTATGAAATGAGCGGGTGACGAACCCGCACATTTCAGACAAACCGACAGCATACGGGAACTTTACCGACTTGACAGTTAG